GCAGAAACAAAAAGGAATATCAAGGTAAGCAAGATAAGGGTTCTTTTGACAACGCTTTTGGTACCGCTCGTAAGCAAGGAGCTAAAGAGTTTACTTGGCGGGGTCGTCAGTACAACACCAAACTTAAAGGACAGTAATCATGGCTAAAGGGCCGTGCTGGAAAGGCTACGAAATGGTTGGTACCAAAAAGAAAGGTACTAAAACTGTCCCTAATTGTGTTCCTAAAGGTAAGTAATTATGCGCGAAACAAACGGATACGCTAAAAAACCTGGAAAAGTTACCAAGGTAGCTGGTATTAGTTTCAACATAGATCCTGATATTGATGCTCCAATGAGACCCACATCTGCTGCTGAGCGTCGGGAAGCACAAACAATGCCTATATCCCCTTCCATGGGTCCTGCTACGCAAAATCTTTATCGCAATATTAACCGTATTAAAAAATCATTTCCGTCTGGTTTGCGTGGCGTTTAACAATGGAACCCTCCTTTCTTTTATCCCTGTTCTTTGGTTTTGCCACTATTGGTGGCGGTACTTTTGCTTGGACACATCGCAGGCACAGTGAATTGGATCAACGTCTTGATACTGTTGAGATGACACTTCACAAAGAGTTTGTTAGAAAGGACGAGCTAATGCCAATGATGGATCGACTGGATAAGAAGATTCAACACATTGATGAAAAGTTAGATCGCATTCTTTTTAATGGCCGAAATTTCCCTTCGTGATGTAGCTAAGTACTACAACAACAAAGAACACCAAAACTTTGCTTTGGACTTTCTGCAGGATCAAATTCCTCCAGGGACCATGGCAAAGTTTTCTGATCTTTGGCGTTCAGGACCTAAAAACACAATTCCTAGTACTGGGTCTTGGGCTGGTGTTGTTGAGTTAGCACGTAAAGCTGGAGCTAAATATCCAGAACTTGTGGCTGCTCAGTGGGCTCTTGAAAGCAATTGGGGTAAAGATACAAGCGGTATCCATAATTATTTTGGTCTTAAAGGCGCTGGTAGCCAGCTGACTACAACGGAATATATCAACGGTAAAGCTGTAACTACTAAGGGTGGTTTTAAAAACTTTTCAAGCCTTGAGGAGTCTATTAACTACCTAGTTAAACATTGGTATAAAGATTACAAATCTTGGAAAGGAGCTAATAACGCAAACACTGTTGTTGATGCAGCTAGGTGGCTAACAAAAGAAGGGTATGCAACTGATCCTAAATATGTACCCAAACTTGTTGCTTTAGTTAACAAATACAAATCACCAGAGGTTCGTGTAGGGCGACTTATCAAAGTTCCGTATGAATATCAACTTGATAACGGGCCTACCGGATATCGTGAGTGTTTTTCAAGTTCCTGTGCAATGGTTGCCAGGTACTACGGCAAATGTAAAAACGATAATGTCTACAACCAAGTCAGGAGTGTCTATGGCGACTCAACAGACGTAAATGCACAGCTTAAGGCCCTCAAATTCCTTGGACTAAACGCTACGTTTACTCAGAAGGCTTCAGAAGCCCTTCTAAGGGCCGAGATTGACTCTGGACGACCTGTAGTATGTGGATGGCTCCACAAGGGCCCTGTAGGGGCTCCTGAAGGGGGTGGACACTATTCTGTAGCTATTGGTTATACGGCTGATTCTTGGATCATGAACGATCCCAATGGACAAGCTGATTTAGTTAACGGTGGTTATTTAAATTACTCAAAAGGTAAAGAAGTGTCATATAGCAAAAAGAACTGGAACAAACGATGGCTTGTAGAAGGACCAAGTAGTGGTTGGGCAGTTATTATTAAGCCGTAGCGCTACCCCTACTTTTATGGATTTCTCTGATCCCACAGTACTTGCAACTTTTTGGTCTTTGGCTTTTGTTATTTCTGAAATTATCGGAATGTCAAAGCTGAAAGAAAACAGCATCGTACAGTTGTTGTTGAAACTTTTCCGAGTGCTCTATGGCAGCTTCGCCAAAAAAGTCACTAAATAGTACAGAAGGTCTTGCTTCAGATAGCGATCTTTATAGTTTGCACCGTTTGGTTGCAACTAAGTTGATCGACCAACTGAACAGGGACGATGTTAAAGCTAGTGATCTTGCTAACGCAATTAAATTCCTTAAAGACCAAGGTATTACTGCTCTCAATGGCGGTGATGTATCTGCTATTTCTGAGATGATTTCTTCTCTCCCAGAAGTGGATATTAAAAAGGTTAGATCGTATATTGGTGCTTAGGAACTAACCCTCCTATATGTACCAAGCAGAGACCCCGGAATGGTGACAACACCTTCTGGGGTTTTTGTGTATCTAACCCCTGATGAGGCGATGGCTAACCTTTCGGCTCTACAACGCAAAGAAGCGGTTTCTCAGTGGCGACAATCAATCAAAGAAGCCTTTGGGCATCAGTGTGCCTATTGCGGCTGTTTAAGCGACAAACTAACCCTTGATCACGTACACCCCAAGACTCGTGGGGGACAAGACGTATCAACAAACGTTGTTCCAGCTTGTAATCGTTGTAACCACAGCAAGGGGTCTGAGCACTGGATGCTGTGGTATCAGCGCAAACCTTACTACTGTGAGGAACGTAAAAACGTAATTTCACAATGGATCAGTTCGACGAGATTTACGCAGCTCTACCCAACAGCGGCGTAGATATGCCACCTACTGTTTGCTTGACTCCAACAATGGAACAGCAACTGCGGCTAGAGCGCGTAAGGCGCGAACTAGACCAAGTAAAACGAGCAGACCTAGAAGAGCTTCTCCTGAACTACATCAGGATGACTTTTATCCTGCAGAATAACCTCAGTCAAGTTTTCAAGTGGGCTAGTGGCAAGAAGCAAAAATCAGACTGAACAGATAATCCAGGAAGCCGTTGAAAGTTTTCCTGTTTTTGCTACTCATTTGTGGCATTACCTACGGCTTCCTAGCCCTACACCAATCCAATACCAAGTAGCTGATTACCTGCAAACAGGTCCCAGCAGAAGGATCATCATGGCGTACCGAGGCTGTGGTAAGTCGTTCCTTACTGCGGGATACGTCCTTTGGCGCTTGAGGCGTGATCCTGACTGTAAAGTTCTTGTGATCTCCGCAGCTCAAGATCGTGCAGATGCGTTCAGTGTGTTTTGCCATGACTTGCTTCGAAACTGGTTCATGGTCAAGGACTTGTTCCCTAGCGACACTCAACGTTTCTCAAAAGTTGCTTTTGATGTTTACGGCGCAAAGCCCGATCAAAGTCCTTCGGTGCGATCTAGTGGCATCTTCGGGCAAATTACCGGCTCTCGTGCTGACCTTATCGTTGCAGATGACGTTGAAACCCCACAGAGCTGTGAAACTCAACTAATTCGAGACAAGCTTCGGGAATCCATTAAAGAGTTTGACTCCGTTATTAAACCCGGTGGGGAGATCGTGTTCCTTGGCACTCCTCACACCCAAGACTCTGTTTACGCAAAACTTGAGATCTCTGGATACACCGTAAGGATCTGGCCTGCTCTCTACCCCACCGGAAAGAAGCTCAGGGACTACTACGGCAACCGTTTGGCACCAAAGGTCCAAGCAGACCTAGAAGCCGATAAAAGCCTCTCTGGGCACCCTGTAGACCCCTTACGTTTTGATTGGGATGAACTAGAGGCCCGTCAGCTTTCTATTGGTCGTTCTACGTTTAACCTTCAGTTCCTGTTGGACATCAGCCTGAGTGATGAGGAACGATTCCCCCTCAAACTCAGAGACCTCTGTGTGTTCCGTCTAAACCGCGAGCAAGGCCCTAATAAAGTCGTTTGGATGGCTAACGGCGATAAAGCCCTTGATCTGCCCTCAGTGGGCCTTCATGGTGACCTTTTCTTTAAGCCAGCGCAGATTGGGGATGAGTTTCTTGAATACACCGGAGTGGTCCTTTCGATTGACCCTTCTGGACGCGGCTCCGACGAGCTTGGATACGCAGTGGTTGCCTACTTGAACGGTAACCTCTTCCTCCTTGCCTCTGGCGGCCTTAGGGGCGGTTACAGCGAGGTCAACCTTAAAAAGCTCACCCTCATCGCTAAAGAGTACAAAGTTAAGCAAATATTGGTCGAGAGTAACCTCGGCCTCGGGATGTTTAGCGAGCTCCTTAAGCGTTACCTCGGAACGATTTACCCCTGCTCTATTGAAGAGGTCCGACACACAAAGCAAAAAGAAGTCAGGATTATCGACACCCTTGAGCCTGTCATGAACCAACACAGGCTCTGCGTTGACACTGACGTAATCCTGCAAGATCTCGCCACTACGGAAAGCTACCCAAGCGAAACTAGAAGCCAATACCAGCTTTTCTTCCAACTCACCCGGATAACAAAAGAAAAGAACAGTATTCGTCATGATGACCGTCTCGATGCCCTTGCAATGGCCGTTCAGTACTTTACAGAGTCGATGGCCCTCACTGAGAAGAAAGCCATAGACATGAGGCTTGCTGAACAGTGGGACCTTGAACGACGCTTCATCCAAGGTGAAGGTGGCCTCAAAATTGACGCCATAGGGTACGCACAAAGCCTAGAAGACCTTCAGAGGGCCCTAGGAGCCTCTACAGGGGGCTCTAACTGGATCACAGGCTAGATACCCTCTTAAAGGCCTTTAAGGGGCCTTAGAGGCCCTTCTAAGGGCTTACGTCCTAAACAGCTCTCTAAGTGGCACAACAAAAGAGACCCCTATTGACACGCTCGTTAGACTCCTATTAAAGAGCAATTAAAGAGACCTTTTAAACAGTACTTAAAGTAGTAAAAGTAAATAACGTTTGTTATAGCTTAATTACGATTATTAAGGGGTTTTTTACTGTCTCCTCTTTATTAAACATAAACGGTTAAACCTTTAATAAGTATTTAGGTTATTAAAGGTTAAGGACTCTTTAAGAGCCCTAAGGGTTTTTATGGTACCCTTGAGTGTCTCTCTACTCCGGTTAGGTATGCACACTACAGAGCTTGTTTGGTCTACCCCTAAAGCACAAGATCTAGTGGTGTACATGGCTAGAGTCTCTAACCCTAGTAACCAAGACTCAAACCAAGGTTCAGAGAAACTAATCTCCTACCTCATCAACCACAAACATTGGTCTCCCTTTGAGATGGTCTCAATGTGTCTTGAGATTTCAACTACCCGTAGTGTTAGTGCTCAAATACTCCGTCATAGGTCCTTTAGTTTTCAAGAGTTCTCTCAGCGCTACGCAGACGTAACAACTGTTGGTAGTCCTGTTGTTCCTAACCTTCGTAAACAAGACCTTAAAAACAGACAGAACAGTACAGATGACCTAAAACCTGAACAAACACAGCTCTACTACCGTCGTATCAATCAACTCTTTGGAGAAGCTGAAGACCTCTACCGTGAAATGGTTAGCTCAGGTGTAGCTAAAGAATCAGCTAGAGACGTACTACCCCTAGCCTCACCAACCAAAATGTACATGGCAGGAACCCTTCGCTCCTGGATTCACTACATTGACCTAAGAACCGCTAACGGCACTCAAAGAGAACACCAAAATATTGCCTTCAACGCTAAAGATATTTTTAAACAAGAGTTTCCTATTATTGCTAAAGCTCTTAATTGGTAAAAGCTGTGTCTAAACCTCGTGACTACGGCAAAGAATACGCTGAATACCACTCAAAACCAGACCAACGTCGTAATCGCTCTAACCGCAACAAAGCTCGCCGTAAACTCGCTAAAAACGGTTACAGCCTTAAAGGTAAAGATGTAGACCATAAGAACGGTAACCCCATGGATAACAGCCTCTCTAACCTCCGTCCGCTGAGCCCAAGGGTTAATAGGGGTCGTAAGTAGCTTCTGGGGGTCCTGGGGGGCTTTAAGGGGCTTTTAAAGGGCTCCTAAAGGGTTTTGCTTCAGATTTTTGAGCACTAGTTAGCGTACCGGCCCCCACCCTTTACCCCCTGGGGGCCTTTAACCGGCCCTCCTATTGAGAATGAGTCGCACTTGCAGGGCTATTGAGAGGCCCTAAGGCGGAGTCGTTATGAGTTTGGGGAGTCCTAAGGGGTCTTTAAGTGGGCGAACATGTACACGCGCGCTCGGCCACAGCTAGAAGGCTCTGAGAGGCCTCTAGGAGCCCTTAGAAGGCCCTTTAACACTCCGTCACAACTCTTAACGTAACGAAATATTACAGAGGCCTTGCAGGGCCTCCTGGGGGCTTTACCATACCAAGCGACGGCCAACCAAAGGTCTTCACTCCTTCTCCTTCTCCTTTCTATCCATGGCTAATCTTCTATTGGTTAACACTCGTCTATTGCCTGTTCCTCTTGATGCCTTGCACACTGATTGCTGCATGGTCCAGTTGAAGGGTTACAGAAACAAAGACTCATTTTTCACCATTGCAGCGTTCCCAAGCTTTATCGATGCTCGTGAATTCGTGATTATGTTCCCTCACCTTGCTGGTTGTGTCTTGAGGGTTCTGGACTGCTACGGCAACACTCTTTATAGGTCTGAGTTTGGCCTAGAACCTAGCAAGAGGGTACTAGGTAGCTATGCCTGGTGGCTTGAGCAGTCACAAGAGCTTAAAGAATTAATTAATGGCGACGAACTATTTATCACTGTTCGCAAGTCAGTTGTTCTACCTAAATTCTCTCTTCGCAACACCGCTCGCAAGCTCCTTTCTTCTTTTATCAAAAAATGATCGCTTCCATACCTACGCTCCTGCCTGCCTACGGTCGGGACTATAAAAACAAGGCAGCTATCTTGGCTGACCTAAACGCTGATAAAGATTTTCTAATTAGTGGTATCAGTTACGCACTAATCAACAGAGAGCAACTACTAAAGGAGCGTATCAGCTCCGTTGTTGTTAGGTACAAAAACCAACGCTCTGTAACTAGCTTCAAGCTCACTAAAGAGGGAGTATTTAAATGAACGATTCAAGCGCTGATTTTGCTACATCACCAACAGCTGATCGGTTACTAAATCTACATCTTGAGACCTTTGAGGATGAAGATGAAGATTGTTTCAAGCCTTACGTAGAAGATCTACTAGACGAGCGTAAGTTTCTTTACTGGCTGAACTAATCCTTTCACTATCA